CAACAAACGGCCTTAACCTTTCGTCCACAGAATCAATGCCTTGACCACCAGCATTAATGGACATCTCAGCAGACTTAATGTCTTCTAGCGTCAAAGGATTTGATGAGTTTTGAGTGGCAAGGTATGTCGCATTAATTTGATTTTTAATGCCAGTAGAGATGCCAGTAATTAGTTTGTTTTCTTGTGCTGAATAAATGCGAGCATCATAAACAGTAGACTCAAGGCCATTTCGTTGTGCTTGGAAAAGACCTTCAATTAGACCCCGCAAATCTTGTTGAGCAATTGGATCGCTAAAATCCGGAACAGCAGATATTGTTTGAGTAAGCGTAACAGATTCCCTATCAGCCGCTTCCTGCAAAGCAAATGATTCATTCTGACGATCAGAGTCAGCTTTTCTTTTTATGAAATCAAGCTCTGTACTTGCAACTAAAGACCCGCTCATGCCAGCAACTACTTGCTGGAATCTAGGAAGAGCGTTTTCTGTTATGCTTTCTGCATATGACCTAAAACGAGTTGAGTATTCTTCAAAGCCATTAGGCTTAAGATATGTCTCTGCGTAAATTCTTGCTGACTCAGCTTTTAGATCCTGCTCAGTTTCAGTTACATACCGACGCTCAATAACAGCTTGATATGCTTTAGACGCACTGCGTCCAAATTGGCTTGGAGTAGCAAATGCTTCCGGCTCTCCAGTCTCAGGGTTGATTGTACGCAACTTAGATGCAGCCATTGATTGAGCAAGCTCTGCACCTTCTTGCTGTGCATCTTCAACAAGATTCTTAAATGAACCTTGGATTAAAGTGTCAGCCAACTGACCAACACCTTTAGCAACAAGATCCCCACCCAAGTCAGCCCTAACAACGCCAATGGGCTGATTCATAAACTGTCTTTTTTCACGAATCACAGCCATTATTCATCGTCTCCAAACAAAGACATTGTTGTTCTGTATTCTTCATATCTAAACAAACCAGAAGAAACGGCAGACGCCGCACCAAGCAATGATGCTCTATATGCAGCTTGTCCTCTTTGTGTCACAGCCATTTGCTGCATTCTATTTTGACCCATAGATATAATTGTTTGGCTGTTAATCGCATCAACATCCTTGCCAGCAAGTTCTTTTTGCTTTGCAAAGAAAGCCTTTAAGCTACGATCATTTGGATCTCTACCCATTCCACTAAAGAATGTTGCTCTATTAACAGCTTCATTTGAATCAAACTGTGCATTGCGTAGGTTTACTTTTTCTAACCCAACAACCTCATCTTGTTTTCTTTGAAACTCAAGCTGCGCACGATTAAAAGCAGCCTGAGATCTAGCTGTTCTGCCTTGAGACAAGGTAGAAACAACACTAAGCCCAGTTCCTATAGCTTGTAGTGCAAACATGCTTGGTGCCATTAGAACGATACCTCCGCAACAATGCCATTCACTTGCAGTGACACTGGCGCAGTTTGTGTAATTTTAACTGTTGGATCTTTACTATACCCAAGCAAACGAAACTCTTTCTTGCCAGTAACAGGCACACGCGCCTGACTAAAATCATCAGTGACAGTGCGAATAACAAGCCTCTTTTCATTTACTGATACAGACAAAGTATCTAGCAAATCAACCACAACCCTATTTACAGAGCGAGGCTCACCTGTAAGTGGACCGCCGCCAATCTGTGCATCAATGGGTAGCGTCTCAGCCTCGACATTAAAGCCAAAGCCAATCTCTGCTGCTGTTATCTCTTGCACAGCAGATACATCTACATTGCCACTAGCTACTGTAAACTCACCCAAGTAATCATTGCCGCTAACAACCTTGACCTTTGCACCATTTGCAAAGTGACTAGAGACATCGAACACACCAGCAGAGCCGGTAAAGTCATTGGAAAAGTCCATGTTCAATGAAGAATCAAACTCCATTAGAACATGCTTAGATGTGCCAGCGCCTGTGTCATAGGTGCCAATACAAAACACACGATCATCTACTGTGCATACAGAGTGGAACTTGCCTGTTGTAGTCCACTGTGTCCAACCAGCACGTTGCTCTGCCCTGTTCGATGTAAACACAGCAAGCGTACCATCATTGTTCAGGACAAAGGCATACGACTCTGGGCGGTTAATAGCACCACGCAGAATAGACATTTGCACCGGACCAGTAATCAAATGCGGTGACAGCACAGAGATGCCAGTAGATACATACGCTGCTTCTGAGTCAGAATAGATATACTCTCTGACAACAGAGCCGGTCTTCTGCACATAGATCGTGGCACCATCAAACGAGTCAGGACGCACAAAGTTTGCACCGTAAGATGTTTGTCTGCGCACCTGTGCATTGGTTGGTGTGATTGGCTTTTCAGTAAATGACGGCACATACATTTCCGATGTGCTGGTAAAGATCTGCAAGTCACGATTAGACACCAAATGGCGTATAGTATTGATCTCACCAATAGAAGCCGTCAGGTCAAGCGCATCATCATCTTCCGCATCACCAACATCAAAGTTAAAGTAATCAGCAGACTTGCTTGCCCATATACCATCAGGCTGGGCTATTGTGCCGCCCAACCATAGTCTGTTCTCGTGAAAGGTAACTGCACCGGGATAGCCGCGCAGTTCACTGTATGATTGCTCACCCCACTCTGTAGCCGCAGCATGTGTGACAATCTTTGGAGAGCCACCACCTATTGTAGAATCATTAGAAGAAGCGCCAGCAACAACAACAAACTCATTCTCGTTGATAACCTCAGTTACTGTACGAGTGCCATTTATGTTGTTTGCTGATATGCCGCCAACTGCACCAGCAGCAGATATTGTTATTGAATCATTTACAGCCAAGCCATGATTAACAAAGGTTATGTGTATGCTTGTGCTGCCATCTGTTGTTTCAATGGCGTCTCTATCAAGATGCACAAGCAACTCGTCCTGCACATTGCCTGTTGCCTGTGTTGCAGACTGAACAGATGTGATTGTTATCTCGTTGTTGTGGTAGCGCAAGACTGACCCGACATGCTTTGAGTCAGGATAGTTACCACCTGATTGACTGCCAGTTATGTCAAAGTAGTTAGCACTTGTTGTGACTGTAATGCTATTCCCACTAGAAGCAGAGGGATCAAGAGTCATACCTATTGGCTGAAAAGAATAGTATGGCTGATTTATTCTAAAGCCATCTGCGCTTTCATTGAATGTCATTAACTCAAGCTGGAATGTTGTAAGGCTAGTGCGCACTAACTTGCGCACCATAAATGTCTGATGCGCAATAAACATAACATCGCCAGCTTGTGCGTATGTCAGTTCTGGCAGTTTAGCATTAGTAAAAGGAATAGCGTTACTGCTGACATCTTGAGTAAGCGTTTGAATCAAAGAAACAGCGCCAGTCGTAGGATTGATCTGGAATATGCGGATCTTTGCGCTTTCAAGACTAATGATGTAACGCTCATCATCAGAGAATATGAATGGCACCAGCCTGAGTTGCTGGGTAGCGGAGGAGTCTACCGTAGTGTCAAACTCATATAAGCGCTTGGTGCCAAAGCGTTTGAGCAAACCACCTTCGTTACGCAGAAAGAAGTTTTCAATCTTCTTTGCTGAGTTGTTGTAAAGCGGAGTGTCAGTTCTGGAAACAAGAGAAGGGCTGATCTCACCATACTGAAAGTTACTTATCGGTACGCGGACTCTTTGCATTAACTTCGCCTGTCAGTAATAAACCTCGACGTTACCAGCTTGCGCGTGGTCTGCTGCTGTGCATCCAAACTACGAGCCTTTGCCATCGCTTTTGTTGAAGCGTCTTGCATTAAAGCCGCAAGACTTGGATCTCTTGCAATAGATGTGGCGAACAATGTTGCCAGCCCATACTCAACAGCAATCGTAAAGTACGAGGGCCAATCTTGTTCGTTTGCCCTGTATGTGTAATCTGCAATCAAAACATCATTTGTTGATGTGTTGCCATAAATCTTATCACCGTAAATCTGATACTCAATCGGGTTGTCATTTACGGTAATAGCATGAATCATTAACGTGCCATCTGGCTGCTGATAAGCATTATCATATCTACCAGTTGGAGCATCAGTCAGTCTGTTTAGTACATCCTGATTAGTAGAGAACCGCCAACGTGCGTTTACTAGAGATGCTCTAGCCACATCCTCATACATGTTCACAGAGACAAGAGCCTCTGTGGTGCCGTCGTCAAATGACGTAATTGGTTCTGCGCCAATAAGGATCAATGCCCTTGCGCAGATATCAACTGCTGAGTTTGCTGCGGTGCTGCTAACTGCCATGAGTAGTGAGGGGGGCTTTCACCCCCCTCTCCTTTTTAGTCGCCATCTGTCTCAGCTACCGCAGTGCCATCAGACACATCGACAACTGAACCAGTGTTTGACAAAACAGTACAAAAGTTTGTTGTTGGCACATTGGTATCACGAACGATAATCAAGTCCCGAACATCAAGCATGTTTGCTGCACTGTTAAAATACCCTGCGGTATTTACCGTGGCAATCGCATCGGCAGATGTGTACATCCACAAGCTACCGTTTGAATCACCACCAACACGAGTTAGTCCGCTTGAAGCAAAAGCCATTTCCTAACCCTCCTAGTTGTTGTCCAGAACTTCGTACACACCGTTATCATCGATAACAGTTGCACCCATCGACATCATCGAGGTTGCAAGGTGTGATACTTTTTCTGCGACATAGTTGATCTCAGTCGTGACATCAGCGTTGATGCCCAAACCAATAGCTGAAGTGTGATACGCCATGTTCTTACCGGCAGTGATCGCTGACGTTGAGAAGATCTTAAAACCAAGAAACTCTTTCATTGTCATGCCACCAGCAAACGGAAGATTCTGCTCACCAACAAAGTCTGACGATGCAAACTCAGTAATGTTGAACAGATCAGCATAACCCTTCGGGTGCATTGCCAGATAACGCTGACCGTCTTCTGGAATGTTTGCTGTGCCAAATGTCTCAAACAGTGACAGCAGATCAGCTTTTTCAAGAGCAGATGATGCGTCGTGGATCTGAGTTGAGTTAGCGCCAGCGTCCATTGCTGTGTACAGGATGTCATCAGTCTTACGCCCAAGTGCGGCAGCAGCAGATTGCGCTACAGCCTGACGCTCGTTGATGTTGATCTTGAGTTCATCCAGCTTGTCAATGTACTCAGCAGCATAGAAGTCAGCCATGGTGGCTTCTACTTGCGTATGCGCCAGTTCCATTGCGGTTACGTTGCCGTTTCGTGATTTGGTAGAAGCAGTGCCAGTACCAATCTTTTGGAATCGAACAGTCGAGCCAGTCACATTGTTTGCCATACGCACAGTGTTCCGCAGTTTGGAACCCATACGCTGATAAGCCATGTGTACCTCAGACTCAAACTGCTTAATGAATGCGACATCAATAGTGTTCGCCATTTTACAGTCCTCAAAGGTTGTTTACACATTGACGGTTATCTGTTTGGCATCCTCAACGCGATTGTCCTTGCGGGTCGCTCAGTGCATTACAGGCCGACTTAATTCACCAATACCATCATTTTTATCTACAGCGCAACGCTCAAATCGCATAAAGGTGTGACTGTTTATTTCATACATAGTTTCATCGAAGGTAAACCCGCACCAACTTAACCACATAATCGTGTCGTGATGATCCACTGGCACATAGTTTTCAACGCTTGCAAAGCTACCCTGCAACAAATCAATCGTTGCGCGACAGCCCCGCAAGAACGGACGAAAATTGTAGTTGATTCCATTAGTGCCAAGTAGCCAGATTCTAGCGTGGACATCATCTATTGGCACATTCCCACACATACCAATGGGCGTTTCATCAAGCCTAAGTGTATAGGTTACTGCCCCATCAATAACAAATGGCTCAGTCAAAGCCTCAAGTGGAGTAAGGTTGTGTATGTAACATTCCCTTACATCAGCCTTGCGCATGTTGTCAGCAACACGCTCTGCATGTTCGGGTAGGCTTTTGATTAACGAGAGCCTACCAACTCGTATGACCTCATTAGCCATTTGAGAATATACGCTTGAAGCCATCATCAACCTCTTTCACAAAGGTTGGATCTCTACGCGCAGGATCGTGATAACGTGGATCAAGCATCTTCTGGCGCAGATCAGCCTCTGTTTCACGTGAAACCTCAATCGCTCCGTTTGATGGACCACCCTCACGCATAGCTTCCATGACATGCTCAAGAACCATAATGCCTTCTGCCGTCTCACACATACGCTCTACAGCACCAAGCATTTCATCTGGGAAGAACTGATTGGCAAACAAACTAGCTGCTTCAGTCCTTGCACTAGCATTGTCGCCTAGCTTTGCAACCTCTGCATCATAGTCAGGCACATCAGCATTGATTGCCTGTGCATACATCTCAATGCCTTCAGCAAACTCATCCTGACTGTAGCCATTTTCAAATGCAGTCTTTGCCCACCACTGCAACAAATCATTGTCTGTTGCCATTTCGTCATCAATGCTATCGGGAAGAACATAGTCACCAACATCGGCTGGCCTATTTGCATAGGCTTGCTCTTCCATCTCTTTCATAAACTGATCGCGGAATGTCTCTTCCTTAGCACCAATCTTGCTATCAAGATTAGAGTAAGACTCAACCAGATCATCAATAGACTTAAACTTCTCAGGCAGCGCAGCAAGCGGATCGGGTGCCGCTTCTGGCTCCATCAATGGATTGCCACCCTCGGTTACAATGCCAGAGTCTTCTGCTGTTGCTTCTACTTCATTCATTTGATTTCACCTTTTGACCATGCCGGATGCGCGACTCTATTAGGCCCACGATGTACCGCTGCCCCTCCATATGACGCAACTCCGCAGCAGTAACTGCTGCGCCATTAACTGCTTCTATTGTGATTGATCTAAGATACTTCAACACATCTTTGCCAAGTTCATCTTTGAACAAGGCAGCTATGTTGATGCTTATCTTCTCATCATCTGGACGACCACGTTGGTAGCCGTCAAGGCTGAGGTATTTGTTCTGCGCCACCCATTGCTCCCTGTTGAGTCTGTGCATACTGTTGTGCCAAGGCCACAAGCTGTCTGCGTTCCTCAAGGTCGCGGATCAATGAATCTGGCACACCAAACTTCTTACCGAGGTATGCTGCTGTTTCTTCTGAATCAATAAGTATCTGCACAACTTGTGGGCCAAAGGTTGCTTGAACTAACTCAAGCCAACGCGCCACAGATGTAATGTCTTGGTTTGCCTGTGCCTGTGCAAGTGGCGATACAGAGCGAACCTTTACTTCCCTGCCATTGATTGTTGGCAGTTCAATACGCCCCTGCTTCTTCAAGATGTAAACTACACGCTGAAGAACAGGTTGTACCAACTCTGCTTGGAGTCGCCCAAAAGCAGAACCAATACGACGCGACAGGTCGGCCATACGCTCTGCAACTTCTGTTGCAGAAGCTGGGGTTCGATCAGGATTACCAAGCATGTCATTGTACAAGGCTCGTTTGATATTGAGCCTCATATCAGACAGAACAAGATTGGCTACGTCAAATGAACCGGCTGCACGAATAGGCTCAAGACCACGAGAGCCAGCAGCCTTTGGAATAACA